TATGGTGTCATACTATTTTGAATATTTTCAGCATTTTTCAACACTAAGAATCTATTTCCTTTGAATTTAAAGTAAATAAAACCTGAATTATAAAACATATTAACATCAAAGTTATCTGAACTTATAAAATTATCATATAATGTTCTATAATAAAGATTTTTAATGGAACTATTTTTTTCTGATAAAACAAAGTTTTGAAAAGAATAAAAGAAAAAAGAACTCTCTTCAATTTTCATTGAACAAATAATTCTATCTCTTAATGTAGTTAATACAAAAAGAAAAAATTGTTTGAAGTAAACTAATGTACCTCCAAGAACGAGTGTTAATAATACTGTGTTATCCATTTTATTTTAAAAATTCAGGTAAATATCCAAGTTTTGCAATTATTTCTTCTTCATTGTATCTGATATTAATCTTTGTTTCAGGATGAACGCATTTGCCAACCTGATTCTCACCAAAAATTTGAATAATACCATTCTTGTCACTTAAATCAAGTTCATATCTTTCCCCATGCGACTTGAAATTATCTAATACGATTTTCTTTATTTTCCAATCGTAGAATTGATTCTCTACATCATTCTCAATAAGTGAACTGATTTCACTATCAAGCGTTAAAACCTCATTGATAAACTCCTGATTATGGTTCTTTGCTTTTAAAAAGTTTATAAACTCTTGTCTTACGCTATCATTATTATTTAAATCAATAGTTTCATCAAACTCTTTGATTTTTAAAGATTTATTGAGAATCTTTGATTTATCAAATTTAAAGGTGGCGAATTCGCCATATTTAGATTCTAAATGTTTCTTTATTTTATGTTTATTATCATTGGTAAATGTTGAATATTGGTCCATCCAATGAATTTTAACATAATTATGTTTTCCTATATTTTTAAGTTCAATATTTAGATTTTCATAATCATAATCTTCATTAATATAAACATTAAAATATTTATAATCAGAGATTATTTCTTTCTTTTCAAAAGTTCTTGCTTTAATATCCCATAGAAGATAACCATGAAAAGCATCATCACCTTCCCCATAATTGGTACAATATAATGATGATGGGTAAGCAAAAAATTCCTTTCCATTTTTTTGATATGATTGTTGGAGATGTATATCTCCTGCCATTACAATATCGCCTTTAAAATCAACAAGAGAAACAATATTACTATCGGTATGTAGTTGTCCATTTTGTAGATAACATCCATTAATTGGGTCATGAAAAAGGTCAATATAACACTTAGTATTATCATGCTCTTCTTGATTGAATTCAAGCCAAGGGGATTTTCTGTCAGGATGATACCAAACAGCGAAAGTAATGTTATCAAGTTCAAAAAAGCCTGTTGAGTCATAATAGTGTATATTAGGATTATTGATAATCTCAACAAGCATCTTAATGGATGACATCCTATTGAGATTTGATTTCATTATATCATGATTTCCATCAATAATTACTACAGGTGCTATCATAGCACAAGAGTTTAAGAAATCACCTGCAAGGACATTAATTTCATTAAAAGGTTTAACATAATTATGAAATAGGTCTCCTGCAATTACAATTAAATCAGGTCTGTCCTTAATTAAGGATTTAATTGTCAGACTTGAAATATGTTTTTGCTCTGCTAATCTATCCAAATTATTTTGAAAATGGATATCGGCAAGGTGTGCGACTTTTTGAATCATATTTCAAATATAGGTGAATTTTGAAGATTTTATACCAATTGGGTCAAAATTATCACCACTATTATAATTAAACCATCTGTCAGGCGCAATTATGATAGGTTCGTTTTGATTTAACCAAGCAGCCCACCAAGAAAAACTTGAATTAGGTATTATTAAATATTTTGATTTTGTGAGCAAGTAAAAATCTTCTTCCACCGAATTACTAATTGATTCAAATTCTGGAAACATTTTTTTTGATTCCTCTAAATCATCCGTAATAATTAAAAATTTAATACTTGGTTTTTCTTCTTTTATTTTTAAGATTGCTTCTTGGTAATAAGATTTTGGTAGATAATATTTATCAATAGATTTATAATCACCTCCTCTAAAATGAATATAACAATATTCATTTATATCATATTTTTCAAGTAGTGGAATACATTTATTTTTTAAATCATCTTTAATTTTTAACCAATTATTTTTAATTTCATTTTCATATTCAATCATATAACTATCTGATTGAAAAAATCCATTAAGAAAAGTACCATCAGTAATATCATTAATTGGTGGTTCTACTAAAATTTTATTCAGGAAATTATCATTAGTACCAAAATCAATATCAAAAATATTTTCACCAATCCAAAAATGTGGATTTGATAAATCTCTTGGAAGTTCTAAATATATACCAAAAATATATCTACAATAATCATAAAAATTTATACCTTCTTCTTTTGTTTTTGGTACATAAAAATTACAATTATTTTTAAAAGCAGCAATTCTACAAAAAATATATTGAAATAATTGATTACCTAATCTACCGTTAAAATAAACCGATATCATTTATCTCATATTTTAGATTTTAAAATTAATGTTGGTGGGAAAAGTTCAGTAGAACTAGTAATGTCAAAGTCAATATTATACTTTTCAAAAAAAGAACCTTTTCCGAAATTATTATAATCCATATCAGATGTGGGTGTCATTCCACCTCTAAAATTATTGTAGTAACAATAATCGTGTAAAATTATATATTTACTATGTTTTTTCAACTCATCTATTGTTACTATTCTAGCATCCCAATCACCTTGGTCAACAAAAATTAAATCATATTTTTTTGTTTTTAAAGGTTCATAATCAAAATTTTCCCAATCAACTGTGTTGAAAGAATAATTTTGTATTTTGTATTTTTCTGACATATTATTCAACCAACTTTCATCATGTTCAAAAGATTCAACAATTAAGTTTGGATGAATAGAAAGGAACTTATGAAAGATAGATGAACTACCATCGCCTGTTCCAAATTCTAAACAATGTACAGGTTTTGAATAATCAAAAGAAGATAATATATTATTCAATGTTTCTTGATGTGTGTAATATGGATTCATATTGTATTTTATTTAGTTTTTAATTATTTTTTTTCTTTATGTAAATATAATACGTTTTTTAAAAAGAATTATTTATTTTATTAAAAAATTTTAAAGTATCAATTGTCACTTTTCTATTATCTTCAAAATTGACACCTTCAGACATCAATAAATTTATTGATTCATATAGAGGGTCATTTTTGGGTTTTGAAAAGTCTATTACGATATCATTTATTGTTATTTTTTTTATTTTACTATCTTTAATTTTTCTATCATAAAAAAAGGTAGCAACTTTATCTTTATTAATAAGTTTTAAATATAACTTATCATCACTAATATTTTTATCATCTACAACCCAATTATCATCAGTAATTTTTAGTAACAAATAAATATCGTGATATAAAAGTGTATTTAACAAATCTTCTTTAAATATTTCTTCGTATTTAAACCATTCAAAATTAAAAAAAGTAGAATCTTTATGATTTTGAATATGTGATAAAAATTCAATTCTATATAAAAATATATTATCAACATATATTTTTACACCAAATTTGTCTGCTAATTCATATAATTCAATAGCTTTATTATAATCACCAGTAAATGGTTTTTCGCAGAATACATTTATTTTATTATGTATACATTTTAAAACTATATCATAGTGAGTATCTGTTGGTGTACAAACAAATACAAAGTCAATGTCTCTATTATTTTCCAATAATAAATCAATATTATTTTTAGAATTTGCTACAAAAATTAAATTGGTTAATTCTATAAGTTTTGGTTTTATAATATTACCCCAATAACCATCACCTATTAATATAGTTTTCTTTTTCATTTATAATATCAAATATTTTATTAGCCATTAAACAACAAGTTGTTACTTTTCCAGATAATAAACTTAGTATTTCTACATTACCAACTTTGTTTATTGTTAATGAACTTAATCTTTCATCATCATCATTTATTGGTATGGCTCTAAATGTACGATAATAGCCAATTCTATCTGAATTTTTTAAGAAATGAAAATATTTAGAAGATTGTTCATATATATTATCAATAAGTGAATCAATATCAATATTATCATCATCTAACCATTCATCAGGAATATAAAAATCTTCTATTTCTTTAATAACCGAATGTTTTACATTATATAATAAAAATGTTTTTTCATCAAATCCTTTGGGTAATATACTACAAAATGGACCATCCATTATTGTTAAACCTATTTTATTTATATCACATTTAAATATTGGAATTATCACATCTTGTAATTTTAATTTAAACGGTGAAATACCAAAGATAGAATTAATAACATTAATATTACTGTATGTCATGTTTATAATAATATCATATCCATCTAAATCATCTTTTGTTTTTATAGTTTTGTTAAAAATAACATTTATATTAGATTTATTAAGTTTTTCAGTTAATTTTTCTTTTACTGATTCAAAATCATATATGGGTTCTTCTGTCAATATTGATAATTCAATATTTTCAAAATTCATATCAATATTTGGTAGTTGATTGGTAAATTTTAAATTTAAACTATCACAAAAATTTTTGTACTCATCTGAATTTACTTTACCACTATTGTTTACTAAATAATAATTTGGAAAATTTTCTAAAATACAATCTTTATATTCATTTTTAAATAATTCATACCCATCTAAACTTTGTTTAGCAGTTTTATAACTTCTTGGATAATGGTATCCAAAATGTAATCTATTATGATTACATTTACTAGCATTACCCATTATTTCATCATTAGAATCCACTAATGTGACATCATATTTTTTAGATAAACTTAATGCTGTAGTAACACCAAAAATACCTGCACCAATAACAACTATTTTCATATAGAACTTTCTATTTTATTTTTCCAAAAATCAAAACTTAACTTAGATAAATCAAATTTTGATTCTGTTATTCTTTCATATTCTAATCTTAAAAAAGTTTCATTTGTTATTTGCTCCCAATCATCAACCCAACAAATAGGTAATTCTCTCCAATTTTTATTATTTATATTTTTTCTTTGAATTGGTATTGTTCCTATATACAATGATTCCCAAGGTTGATGTACATCAATTCCATTACCTTCAGGACAAATCATAAAACAATGATTATGTAAATTATTAAGATAATCATCATAGTTTAAACCATTTCTACCATATTCAGTTGTAACATAATTTTTATTTTGTAATATATCATAGATTGGTTGTCTAACAGTTGGGTTATTTTGTATATTTAAATTTAAATACACTAGATTTTTAATATTTTTTTGTATATTTTTAATATTAAATAATTTTTCAATTTTTCTTGTTTCAGGAAACCATTCAGAATTTTCTAATCCAATTGGCAAAGACTCAATAATTTCTGATTCATAGTTTAAATTTTGTCCAAACCATTTTTTTAAATTTTTAGGCATTTTTCTAACATCAGCATCAAAATGTCTAGTTGGTTTGTCTGTTATATTACCATCACTATTATGTGATACTAAAACAAATTCATGGGTGAAATTAATATTGTCAAAAAATGAATTAACATTATGTGTATCACAATAGTAAATTTTATTACCATCATTTAATTCTTTAAATTTTTGTCCTTGTAAATAATTCATATATAATTTTAACTTAAAAATAAATCTAATCTTTTTGAATGGATATGTAAGTTATTGATTTTTATTTTTTTATCATTTATTAATAAAAATGGTATTTTTAAATTATCAATATTTTCAAATATAATATTAATTGTATCATCAAGTCTCATTAAATCACCAATATAGCTATCAGTTTTTATACTAACACCTTGATTTGATGGTATTCCATCCAAAAATTGACCATATGTTGCAGGGTCAAATATGGAATTAAAATATTCAAAATTTTCACTTAAAAAAATATTTTCTTTTTCAAATGGTAAAATTGGTAAATTTTTCATTAAATTTTGATTTTTAATTTGGTATATATGTAATAAACTCATTTCATTAATCATATCAATACCATAAGAAAACAAGGAATTTTTATCATTTAAATAATCACTAATTTCATTAAGTAAATTACCCATAACAAAGTCATTGTTATTCACATACATAAACCCTGTCATAATTTTATTCTTAGTACCTCTAGTTATAGCAATTTCATTTTTAAATAAATTATTTTCTACTATAATTTTTTCTATATTTTGAAGTGATTCATAAATCATTATATCATTTTCAAAATGAAAATAATTTTTTATATTAAATTTTTTTGCATATTCATATACATAAAATAATCTAGTAGCAGCAACACACCAATAATCTGGGCTACCGTATATAATATTTTTATTGTGTGAATTATTATCACCTAAACCAAACTTACTTATAAATAAATCTATAAAGTTTGTATGTAAATCTTCTATTGGATATGTATCAATATTAAAATTTTTAAATAAAGAATCATTTAAATTAATTGTATTAACTAAAAATACAATTTTTTCATTTGGATTAAAAATCCTTAATTGTTTGAAAAATGGTTCTAAATAGTCAGGTTTATTTTGACCAATATGTGATAATATTAACATATTAATTTATATTTTTATTTATTATGTGGCAAATAAATTCTATTTCATTTTCAGTTATATCTTGATTATTTGGAACATATAAACCATTATGATGAACAATATTTGCAAATTCAAAATTTTGTTCACCATAAATATTTTTCCAATATGGTTGTAAACCAATTGAACCACAAACCAACGGTCTGCATTCAATTTTATTTTCAATTAATTCAGAAACAACTTCTTTAATTTTTGGTGTAATAATTGGGTAAGCAAAATTTGAATAAAAACAATTATCATAATTTTTTATTTTCCAAAAATCATTCTTTATTAAAGAATCATAAATCATATAATTCTTATTTCTTTTATCACTAAAATCATCAATTTTTTTAATTTGATTCAAACCAATAAATGCTTGTAAGTCTGTTGACCTTAAATTAAAACCAGGATAATAAAAAGTATATAACGCTCTAAAATCATTTACATTATTTTCTTTTCTAAGATTTGATTGATATTCTTTATTAAAATCTCTATCCCATCCATGTGACCTTATTGATAATAAAAGATTATACATTTCTTCATTATTAGTTGAAACCATACCACCTTCAATAGTTGACATATGATGTCCGTAATAAAATGAAAATGAACTCATGAGTCCAAAATTTCCTGTCTTAATGTTGCTGTATTCTGACCCTATAGATTCGCAAGAATCTTCTAATAGGATAATATCATTTTCTTCACATAATTGGATTATTTCATCCATTTTACATGGAAATGCTAAAATATGAACAATAATCAATGCTGATGGTTTATGTTCTTTTATTAATGCTTTAAAATGTTCAATATCAATTCCTAGTGTTTCTTTATCACATTCACATAATATTGGTTCTAATCCCAAATGAATAAGAGGTGTTACGGTAGTTGTCCAAGAAACAGTAGGTACGATAATTTTTTTATTTTTTAATCTGTTTGAAATTAATAATGAATAAATCATTGCTAGGTTAGCCGAAGAACCTGAATTTACATAAACAGAGTATTTAGTTCCTAACCATTTTGACCATTGTTTTTCAAATTCTATTGTTAAATCTCCTTTTGTTAATTTAGGATTTGTTTTTAACCAATTAATCAAATCTGACAAATCTTTCTGATTAATTGTATCATTAACTAATTTAATATTTTTCATAATTATATTTATTTTAATTTAAACCCCAAGTATGGAAACTTATTGATTCTTTATCTTGGTTATTTTCAATTAGATTTTTAATTTCAAAGTCATGCCAATATGGTTGAAATCTAGCTTCTCTACCATAAAAATTATATGATAATATTTTAGTATCAAATTTATCATTATGGTATTTATAAAAAAAATTGCCATAAATTTCATAATCTGCCATATAACAATTTTCATTTGTATGTTCATATACCAATTCTAAAAATTGTTCAACGGAATTACAATTAGCTTTAATAAGCATATCTTTAATAATTTTTTTATCATACATCATAAATTCTGATATAAAAGAATGATTATATTCTCTACCAATATTTAATACTTTTTGATTAAAATTGAAATATGGTGTATTATTTTGGTCTCTACCTAAGTAAAAAATGGTTTTATTTTCATTAAAAAAATTTATTTTTTTTAAAATAATACAATCACATTCAATAACTAAAAAATTATCGTTTTCTGTTACATTTTGAAACATTTTTAGTAACATTTGATAAATCCAATTTGGTCTGTGTTTAATTCTTTGTCTATCAATTTTTAAAATATCACTTTCATTATGTTTGTAAATTGGTTTATCAGTAAAAGTTTTTAATAATTCTAATTCTTTATATTCTTCTCTTTCACTTAAAATTAAGTGAATAGAATCAAAATCAAGATTTTTACTTGCATTTTCAACAATAAATTTAATATTGTTAAAGTCTTTTTCATGTGAGACTAGCACAATGTCATATCTATTCATGTTTTTTATTTATTTCTTCTATTGTATCTTTAAATAAGTCATTGTATGTATTATCAGTTTTTAACCAAAATTCATTACTTTTATGTTGTGAATAATCAGTATTATCATAAATAACATAATCTTCATATTTTTTATTATAATAATTAAAAATATCAGAAATAAATTTCTGAATATTAGTTAAAATACCTGACCCTATTATAGAATCATATTCCAAATATAAGGTTTTTTTTACTAAAAAATTAGCATGTATTATATCTCTATTTATATTTATGTTACCTATTTCAATTTTTTCGTTATTTATAAGAGAATTAAAAATTTTATAAAAAAGAAATCCTTCTTTTCTATGTAAAGAATTAAAATTAAATGGATGAAGGATTATCACATTTTTCCATTTATTTATTCTATTTTCTAATACTTTTTCATATAAAATTTCTTTAGATTTTATATATGGTGAATAATAGTACATGATTTCAGTAGACAAATCTATTGGTCCATTATGCATATTCCATAATTCTGTAGTACCATATACAATTATTTTGTTTGAAATTGGTGAAAAAAAGTCTATTATTTTTGATGTTAGTGTAACATTTACATCAAAAAAGTCTTTTTCTGTCAAATCTTTATTAAATGTTCTTTGTTCGGCAAAAAGTATATATACCCTATTAAAATTTTTATCTTTAAAATCATTAAAATTTATATTTCTAGCAGAAATTCTAATATAATCATTTGGAAAAAAATATGCTAATTGAGAAGTATCACCAATAAGTAAGTTCATTTTCTATAGTTAGAATACGTTTTTTTTTATGATTTTCAATATCGTGTTTAATCATAATTTTTTAAAAGGTTTTTTATGATTAATTTCACTATTAATTGACCATTGTAATTGTTGATTTTTCATATGGTCGGATATTGGATTTTGTATATTATAAAGATATAATATTTTGTCAATATATTTGACTCTTTCAAATCCTGCAATTTCCATAATTGGAAACATTGTTGCAACATCACCTGACATCACATAAAAATCTCCATTTTTATCTTTAAAACAATCAAAATTTGAGTCTTGAATCATCAATTCTTTAAAACATTTATATTTAAATGTTCTAAGATGTGATGCTAAAAATTGATTTTTTCTTAAATTTTTAAATTGTTGTTCTGTATATGGTCTTGCAAATCCTTTTCTACCATCTGTCCATAATGATTGTCCATATGTAACTAAACAATTATGTTCATTATAGAAATTATTTAAATAACTAAGAACTTTATTTCCATATAATGAATCATCTCCATCAAGAACGACTATAATATCATCTTCATTTGCATATGTTGGAAGATATGTAGCATAGTTGTATAAAAGTCCTTTATTTTCTTGGTTTTTAATTTTTATGAATTTTTCATTATTATCAATTAAATCTATAGTGTTATCGGTTGATGCGTCATCAACAAAAAGAACACGATAATTTTGATAATCTTGTGACATAATTGAGCCAATACATTTTTCAATGTATTCAGCAGCATTATAAAAAAAACATACTATTAAAAAATTATTTTGCATTTAATTTAAATATTGGTTGTATTTCTTGATGACATCCGTTAATTTCATTGAAATTCATTTTTTCAAGATTTAAAATAAGACCATCTAAATACATTTCATTCAAATCTTCAGAAGAATAACTATATTTCATTCCTGATAAATTTTGAAATGTTTCTTGTACTCTATTATTTGGTGAATTAACAAGTTTACTATTTTCATATGATGAAATAATCATTTCATTTGTACTAAAATTTGATAAAAATACTTCAAATAAATTTGGATTTGAATATTCCAAAATTTCACAAAGATTCTTAATATATTCAGTTTTAAAAATATGACCATCTAATGACATTGGATATGCATAATCATTAGTACCATCTTTAACTTTCCAAGATATTACAGGTTCAATTAAATCAATATCAAAATAAAAATTATGTGTATTATAATTATTTAATTTGTTTAATCTTTGCATTGTATAACAATTAACAGTATTTAACCCCAAACGCAATGAAAAACAATTTGCCTCCGTTATCATAAAAATATTATTTAACTCATCACTATTCAACTTAAAAGACTGATATATAATATCATCATCAGTAAAAAATGTAGTATATTGTGAATCATTAAAAAGTGATAAAACATCATTTTTAAAAGATTCTTCTTTTTTATATTTAAATTGTGGATATAAATCTCTAATCATATTATATCCTCTATTATATTCATCGTTTGATGCTTTATAGAGAATATTTAATGTATAATCCTCAACATTAAAATTTAATAAAATAGACTCAAGAAGCAAATGAAGTTGCATTGGTCTATCTTTTGAAAAAATTATTACGTTTAAAAGCATGTTATTTATAAGTTTCAAATATATCTAAAATACGATTTTTTTCCTGTTCTTCAGTATATAAACTTAATGTTTTCTCATAATTTGAGAAAAGATTTTGTTCTTCAAGTTCATCATTAAAATATTTTTCAACAACTTCTTTTAATTTCTTTGCAAGACCAAGACAATCACCATTGGTAACCATAAACATATTTTCATTATCAACTGCATAATCTTTAACACCCATATCCCAACCAATGACATGTGTATTAGATGCCATTGATTCTAATGGTAATGTAGCTACACAAGCAATTTCATCGGTATAAAGTGTAAATGTTGATTCTGAAAGTAGTTTAGCAAAGGTTGGTTTATCATAACCTTTTAAATGTAAGAATGGTATATGTTTAAATTTTGGTGAAAGAACTTTAAACATATTAATTATTGTCATAACTTTCATTTCACTTTCTTGACCTCTAGTTGAAAAACATATTCTTGGTTGTTTTTGTATATTTTTATTGAAGTATGTTGTATTTACTGAATAATTATATGTTTGAACATTTAATCCTGGCATTATCTCATCAATATAATTTTTTAAATTTGGTGAAGGTGTAATTACATCAGTAATACCCGATTCTTTCCAAGATTTTGGTTGTGGCATTGAGTTCAAAATGTAAATCCAACTCTGTGCAAGAACCACTCTCTTGCACTTCATATTCTTTGTAGAATCAATGATATTACCAAATCCTTCAGGTATTACCAAAAGGTCTTTTGAGTCTATTCTAAGGCTTCCTACACCATTAATTTTAAGTTTTGGTATATAGGAAATATCAAAATCCATCCAAGTTGGATTTAATTCACCTTGACCTTCGTAAATTAATGTAACATCATATCCATTATCAGCAAGAATCTTTGCTTGTTTGAATAAAACACCCATACCACCTGATGGATGATTCAAATTTGGGCAATAATAATAAACTTTCATTAGTATGTTTCAATAAAAATATTTAAATATAATACGATTTTTTCTTCATCATAAGAGAATAACACATGTTTATGGTCAGATATAAATCTATCAAAAGATTTTACTAAATATATTTCATTTAAATAATTATTTCTACCATAAAGTTCAAAAAACAAATCATAAATAAAGTTTATAACTCTTTTTGAATTTCTAATTTCTTTTCTATTATAGAAATTGTTGTAAATAAATTCATGCATTGATTCTAATTTCAATGCAAGATGTTCACTTTCGATATCTAAATGAAGGTCACACTTCCATTTTCTAATAGCAGAAACACCCTCTGTTGTTGAGGGTGTTTTTGTTCTATGAAAATAGAAATTATTTTCTATCATAATGATTTTAACAAATCTATTTCTTTTCTAGTTTCTGTCAAAAGTTGTTTTGTATCTTGAACCTCATCATAATCGGTATCAATTATCTCATCATCATCAAATTGTTCAATGACTGCACCTGTTGGTGGTGTTAATTCAAATCTCATATGTGCAGTATCAAAAGTTGAGTTTTCAAATACATGACCTGATGGTGAAATATTTGATTTAGCCAAGTGGAAGGTAGCACGATTGTTATTTCTGTCATCAGAATCACGACCAATAGTTAATACTACTTGTGCTTTCTTAACTTTGGCAACTGAACCACCTGAATCATTCAAATCAAGTTGTTTTTTGTTATTAGCTTCTTTCTTTGCTTGTGTTGCGGTCCAACCACAAATATCAAATTCAACAAACATATCAAGAATCCCAGCAACAACTTCTTTTTCTCCTTGATAAGGATTATTCTGATTTGAAAGATGTGATATCATTTCATCAACATAATCAATGTTGATTTGGTCAAATTTATATCCAACTTTTTGTTGATACTTTATAATCCAATTTTTTAACTTTGGTACGGTCATTTCATTGGATGGGAAACGCATAATCTTAATTAAACCAAGATTTTTACTTTTAATCTTTGCGATTTGCTCTTTTGCCTTTTTAGTAGCAACATCAGGTTGTCTTTGTGCATCCTTAAAACTCATTCCTGTAAGTGCAGTTGAAATAAGAAGTTTAACATCTCTAATTTCATTCTCACCAAAGATTACATGTAGAACCTTTTTACCTTGTTTAAATGCATTTACTGAGAAATTACTAAGGATTGTTGACTTACCAACACCTTGACCTGCCAATATCATTCCAAGTTTACCCTTTGGAAGACCTGTAATAATTTTATCAAGTTCTACAAGTCCAGTAGAAATAAAATCCCTATATCGCTGTGTAAAGAGTGTTTCATCAAAGTCTTCAACATCATCAGGGTCTTCATCTTCAGTACCGATATTAATGATTTTGCGGATTTTTTCAAGAACTTTATCAAGAGATTCTAAACTATTGTTATCAACAATATTTTTAATATCACTTTCTGAAAGATTTTTTAATTCTTGAACTTGAATGAATGAATTTGTAGTTTTTTTAACAAACTCAAAATCATTTCTTTCTTTTCCATCCAAAAGATTTTTATAATCTTTATAGATTATAGTAAGTTCATTAACCCAAGCATCTTTTTGTTCAGATGTATGGTTATTATTTCCTCTAATAATCTCTGCAATATTTTTTTCTGCTGGAAGAGAGTTAAAATCTTGAACATATTGCTTGATTAATGAAAAAATAATTTTGTGTTTTTCATCTGAGAAATGTTGAGATTCCAATTTTAAAATAGTGTCTTTTGGAAAGTCACTATGAAAAATATGAAATAGAATTCTTCTCTGATGTTTATCAGAACCTAATGATAAAACGTTACGCATTTATTGTTAAAAATTAATTGTATGAATAATCCATTCTAAGGAGTTTCTTTTTCTCCTCTTGTGATAAAACTTTTAAGTCATTATAATGCATCTCATGTTTACACATGATTTCATAATCAAGATACTGTGCATCAATATCTGCCTTTTTAATGTGGTTTTTAATAGCATGAGAAATCTCTGTAACAGCTTTAATAAAATCTTCAGAAAAGATTGCATTTGGATTAAAATTAAAAACTGTAAACTTTCTTTGAATAATATAATTATCATTCAAATATAATGAAAAGTCAAATAGAAGTTCTTCAACAAATTCTATTTGTTTGATATTTTCAAAAAGAATGTTTGATTTAGCTTGAATATCTTTTATAGAATTATCATCTACTAAAATATTTTTCTTATAGAAAAGTTCATTTGAACCATCTCTTAAAGAGATAACAATCATAAACTTATCATTAATATTTTTAAGTGTTCTTTCAATATTTACTCTATTGATATTTCTATCTTTTAGGTATGAATTATTTGAAACATAAATTTCTTTAACAGGATGTCTTTGAGGTAATAAATCAATTAGTACTGACTTATTTTCATTGTCCATACCAACATAAAATTCATTTGATAACCTTTGATTAGGTATTGACAATATTTTTTGCAATACTTTACGAATTTCAGGAACAAGTTCTTTGATGTTAACCATTTGTCTAACAATTGGATTGTAACATTCGGCATCAAAAACCCTTTCCGAAATAATATTGTTTCTATAAGAAACAGAGAATTTGAAATAATTTTTGTTCATTTTTAAATACTTAAACTTTTATCAAATATGCGTGTTTTTTTTGTAAAAATCTTTTTCTCTAATGATTACAGGATAAAAAGGTTCATGAAATCTTAAAAAATCCGCATTATAATTCTCAAGGTATGCATCTTCTGTCAACATTTTCAATAAATTTTCTTCACCTCTACCATTTGGGTCTAATGGTTCTTCTGCTACAAGTACTAATTCTGCCATTGCTTCCTTTGTAAGGAAAGGTTCAAGCAAATTAATTATTTTATAATTTAATTTATATTGGTCTAAACCTACTTTACCATATGTTTTGAAAACACCTTCAGTAATATTTTCAAGAACTTTAAGAGGTTTCTTTTTATTGGCGATTCTATCTTCATTTATTTCTCTTGCTTCTTTAATAATAGTCGCTGCCCTAACTTTTTCTGTTTGAATCTTTGGAAAATGTTTAAGAAGTGTATTTTCACCCAAACCATCAA